CCGCGCGCGTTCCACGGCGTGGGCGAGCTGGAAGCTGCGCGCCAGGTGGCGCTGGCCTCGGAAGTCGCCGGGCGGATTACCCGGATTGCGTTTCAGTCCGGGCAGGCGGTCAAAAAAGGCGATTTGCTGGTACAGATCAATGACGCGCCCGAGCAGGCCGAGCGGCTGCGCTTGCAGGCGCAGTTGCGCAATGCGGAGACCATTTTGGTGCGGACCGGCACGCTGGTGCAGGACCAATTGGTGACCCAAGAGCAGTTCGACAACGCCGGGGCGGCGCGCGATATGGCGCTGGGCGAGTTACGCCGGATTGAGGCGGTCATCGCGCAAAAGGCCATCCGCGCGCCGTTTTCCGGGGTGATCGGCGTGCGCCGGGTGCATGAGGGGCAGTATCTGAATGCGGGCGATGGCATTGCCAGCCTGGTCGATGCCAGCACCCTCAATGTCAATTTCGCCCTGGATGAACAGGCCGCGGTGCAGTTGACCCCCGGCCAGCCGGTGGAGCTGGAAGCCAGTGCCTGGCCGGAGCGGGTGTTTGCGGCAGAAGTGGTGGCGGTGGATCCGCTGATCAGCGAGGCGCGCACGGTCTGGGTGCAGGCGCGGGTGCCCAATGCCGAGGGCGCATTGCAGGCGGGCATGTTCGCCAAGGTGCGGGTGAAGCGCCCGCAGGCGACGACGGTGTTGACGGTGCCGGAAACGGCGGTGACCTATACCGCCTACGGGCAAACCGTGTTTGTGGCCGCGCTGGATGAGGAACAAGCCCTGCGTGTGCGCCGGGTCACGGTGCGCACCGGCGAGCGCTGGGATGGCAAGGTCGAAATCAGTGACGGTTTGCAGGCCGGGCAACAGGTGGTGGTGTCCGGGCAACTGAAACTGAGCGATGGCATGCAGGTGGTGCCGGTGGCACGCGATGCGCTGAGTGATGCCAGCGCGGCTCTCACCTCATCCAGTGCCGCCAACTGACAGGAGCGCAGCATGAAATTCACCGATATTTTTGTGCGCCGCCCGGTGCTGGCACTGGTGGTGAGCTGTCTGCTTATTCTGCTTGGCGTGTTCGCGCTGAGCAAATTGCCCATTCGTCAATACCCGACGCTGGAAACCTCCACCATCACTGTCGCCACCGCCTATCCGGGCGCATCGGCGGAATTGATGCAAGGCTTTGTCACCCAGCCGATCGCGCAGGCGGTGTCATCGGTTGAAGGCATCGATTACCTGTCCTCGTCCTCGCAGCAGGGGATGAGCCTTGTTACCTTGCGCATGGAACTCAACCGCGATTCCACCAAGGTGAAGCGCGGCGCGATAATTTTTGCGTTTGAATCACGATAAATGTCTTTTGATTCCGTTGCAGCGAGCGTAATGGAATTACAGTTTTGCGTCGCGGCGTCGCCGCGTTTTGGGGGGATTTACTGTTGTTTCGTGTTCCAAGGCCGCCCTCTGTCGGCCTCGATGGATTTGATGCAGTGGTCTCTATCCACTTTTCCGAGCAGACGGCATACCCATCTGCATAATTTGCAGCGTTCAACCTGTTTGCCCATCCTTGAACTGAGGGTTTCATCTGGATCGCCGCCCAGCACGGCATTGATCGCCTGATCCACGGCGATCAACAGGTTCCACATGTAGCGTTTGATGCGGCGCATCATGCTGCCTCACGTCCCGGCGACATAGCCGGGACGCTCGCGGTCTTCAATCGGGGTATCGAGAATCTCGGCCGCGCGGCCTTGGGCGAGCAATTCGAGCGCTTCCATCTGTTCCACCCCGCCGCGTGTCACCGGATCAGATAAATCCGTGAACTGCGCTTTGCGTGAGCGCTCTTGTGAGACGCGCAAAGCGGCGGACATGGCCCGTTGTTCCATGCTGGCGGCAGGATCATCGAGTGATGCAAGTTCAATCGCCACGCGCTCTTCAAGTGTGAAACGAAGATCGAATGCGAGGTTAGTGATGATCTTGTTTTGCGGAATGGGTTCGGGCTCCGGCTCCGGTGTAGGGTCTGGTATTGCGGGGGTGATAAACCCGGCCTCATCATCGTACTGCCAGCCGATGCCGGGACGGGGCACCATGTCTGTGATGTCGATTCCTTCGGGCCAGCCGTTTTCATCTGTCTCAATGACGTTGATGACGCTGCCGTTTTCAATCAGTGCATAGGTTTTCATGTCTGGATTCCTTATTCTTCCCAAGTGACGATACAAAAGCCAGATTGTCCAGGTGAACCGTTGCTTAAACCACCATTGCCACCAGGGGCAGCACCGCCACCGCCACAACCTGGCCCGCCTCCGTCTGATGGATAATGCAAGTTGGGTTGTGAGCCACCGACATTTGTGTAATATTTCTGTGATTTCACGATAATCCCGGAGGCTCCGCTGACTCCTCCTTCACCGCCCGCCTTACCACCAGAACTGGCCATCGCTCCATGCCCCCCCGGCGCACTGATTAACGTTCCAAAACCGGTGGTTCCACCTTCCCCCCCGTTGATTCCAGACGCTGAACCACCCGCGCCTACAGTGACAGGCACTGCTCCTGAGATCACAACGATGCGAGAGATATCCGCTCCAGAGCCGCCCCCTCCGCCGCAGGGGGTTTCCTTGTGATTATGGCCGCCCCCACCCCCGCCGCCGCCCACGCAACGCACTTCGACCACACCGCCAGCGGCGAGCAGGCCGGGCGAGGGGGTGAACGTCCCGGAGACGGTAAAGACTTGCTGTTTTTTGACCCGTGGGGCCTGGCTGATATAACGGCCCATTAGAGATTCTCCTCAAAGCCGTGGGCGCGGGCGGACAGCTCGCCACCTTTACTTTTGACGATCAGGGTTTCCCCAGCCGACATTGCCAGACCTGTTCGCTCAAGAACCCCTTTGGCCGGGATGAGCGTCTCATATTCCAGATAATCGCCAATTTCCACGGAACTGCCGGTAGAAATGGCAATGGAGACGGTGTGCGCCGTCGCGCCGCGATTGCATAGATTCAGATTCACGCACGCGGTTTTCCCAGCAGGCACGGTATATAACGGGGTTTCGGTATCGATAGGTAGATCGGATTTTCCCAAACATCCTGACATGAGGGTTCTCCTAGATTTGGTTGAGGAAATGGCGATAGGCACGGCGAGGGGTCAGCGCCGCCGATACTGTTTTGGATAATGCATTCAATTGCTGGGTGACCCATTCCTGGGTCGCGTTGACAATGCTCGGGTCGATCAGGATGGTGACGGCATCGGTTGAAGCGACCGCCAAGTAGGTGCGGATAATGAGTTCACGGCCAATGCCCGCAGACAGCACGGGTTTTTCGGTTGCGGCAAAACTGCCGTATGCGACTAAATCACCGTCAGCGTCATAGAGTCCAATTTCCCGAATCCAAAACCCGCCCACAATCGGCGGGATCACTGCTTGAATCACAACGGATGTGGCATCGGTCGGATGTGGATGCACCGAATCGACGGGCTGCCGGTGCACCTCGTTCATTAACTCGGCGCGGTTTTCTGACGGCACGACGGCCGCACCGCCACCATCACCCAAGGCAATATGAGTAATCGTCAACGGCGTGCCGCCGGGCTGCAATGCGGCCGCAACTTTGGCTTGCCCGGTGATGGTCAAGACAGACCCGAATTTCATGATGCCTCCATGGGGGTAATTTCAATAATTTCGTGACTCACTGTGCCCACTGCCGCAAACAGCGGGGTGGGATACTCCAGCGCGTCGGGCTGATAGGGATACAGGTCGATGGTGTCGGCAACGGCGGTGATCGCGCCCAGGTATACCGGGGCGGGGTCGTTGGCAAGAACAAGACGCACGGCGGCAAGATGGCTGCGTGCGCTTTTGACGGAGTGGACGATCTCGATGATGCGGTCAAACCAGGTATCGGTCAGTACAAGACTGTTCGGGGTGATGTCGGGGAGATGTTCGACAACAAATGTATAGGGCTGACCGGGCGGGGATTGGGCGAACCACTCGATCATTTCGCTCGTTCCGCCCAGCATGCCCAATGCCGCTTTCACTGCCCACGGGGTGCCCTTAAGGCGATGCAGTTCAATGGATTTTTGGATGAGGTAACGCTTGGTGGCCGATGTACTGGTCTGTGGCCAGAGGATTTCCTCGGTCAGGGAAAACTGTTCGGCTAGGTGCGGCAGGGCGATTTCGGGGGCGGTGTCGATGAGGTAGAGCAAAATTTGCTCAATCGGCAATTGCGCGGTTTGCTCCCAGAGGATGTCGCACAGGGCGGCAAAGCGCGGGTCGGAGGCAAGGGCGGGCGGTAATGTGGGCTTATCCATTGACGACCCCCGCGTCAGTCAGGGTGATGGCGGTGCAGTAGCCCCATTGGTGGGCATCAAGCACATGTAATCCAGGGGATGTGACGGTAGCTTGATAGACACCGGGGACGTGCAGGACGGCAGAGAGTTGTTCGGGGACAAGATCGATGCCGAGTTTTCGTTGACGGTCGGCGAGAAAGGCATCGAGGGCGGCTTGCGCCCGCTGCATGGTGTCCGCGCGGTCGGTATTGGCGTAGAACAGCAGGTTAGCAGTGATGGTGTAATCAATCTGCTCGGGGCTGCGCACATGGACAAGATCGGTCAGCGGACGCACGCGCTCGGCGTTGACGGCGGCGTGTACGGTGGAGAGGATGGTGTCTGATGGCAGGCCGGTTTCAACCAGCGGATATAGGGCAACGTGGCCGGGTGGCTCGCCTTCGCTGGGGCCATACACGGTGACATCGACAATGGATTGGTGGGCGGACATGGCGTGATGGCGGTACGCGCCATAGCTGCCCGCGTTGGTAAAGGCTTCTGGGGCGGAGATGATGCGCTCGCGGTAGCGGTCATCGGATTCGGGGTCGGCTCCGCCGGTGCTGGTGATGGGATTGCTGGCGGTGATGGGAAGGTCGCTCTGGACGGCGTTGATCTGGCCGGGCAGCCAGCCGTTGCCGGACAGGCCGGGTTCGGTGCAGATGGCGCGGACAGTGACCGGGGTGGCGCTGGCAGTGATGGCTTCGACGGTGGCGAAGGTGACACGGGCATCAGGGCTGGTAATCAGAGTCCCCGCCGGGATGGTCACGGGGACGTTGGCCGGGGCATCCAGGGTGAAGGTGATCTCGGTCTGTGCGGCAGCGGCGGGCAGGCGCGGCGTGCCGACCAGTTCGCCCAGATAATCCAGTATCCCGCCGTTGGAAAAGCGCACCAGCATGTTTTCGGCGGTGGCCTGGATGGCGGTCAGGGCCAGGGTGTGGGCATAGGCTAGTTGGTCGGTATACAGGCGTTCGACCTGGCCGGGGTACAAGGTTTTGCCACTGCGCTGTTCGTAGTAACGGACAAAATCGGCCTCGATGGCGGCGGGGTCGATGCGGACAAATTCGGGCGGGGCAATGGCGGTGGTGGTCATGCGCGCACCTGGGTCTGGCGGATGACGCCATCGGCGGCGTTCCAGCGGATGCGGATGGTCACATGTTCGGGCGCAGAGGCGGGTTCAATCTGCACCGATTGCAGGCGCATCCGGGGTTCCCAGCGGTTCAGGGCGGCGACGATTTCGCGCACCAGATGCGGGCGGGCACGAGTGATGGGCCAGTCGATGTAGTCGTGGATGCGGCAACCGAATGTCGGGCGGTGGGCATCGGCTCCGGGCGGGGTGGACAGGATGATGCCGATGGCCTGGTCGATGTCGTGGATGCCTTCGACCAGTTCACCCTCACGCAGAAGCGCAGGTTGCCAGTGGGCAGCGGTGGTGGGGACAGGGAGCGGCGTTGGCGTCATGGGGAAATGGTGCGGGCAGTTCGCCAAAAGGTCTTGTAAAGCACTTTAAAAGCGGTTTTTCAATGGCTGTGGTGATTGGAATTGCCGCCTCCATCCATGACGCTGCCGGTCGCGGTGAGGTCGCCATCCACCTTGACATTGCCGGTGATGCTCACCTGGCCTTGTACGGTGAGATTGCCGGTACATGTTGTTTGCGGGGTATCGAGCGTGACGACATCGGCCTGTACCGTGGCTTGGCCTGCGATCACCGTGACGCTGGCCGGGCCGTCAATCATGAGGGCGTGGGTGGATTGGTTATACGTCACCCGCGTGCCGTCCTTGAAGCGGACATACTCGGTGTCGGCATCCTGTATCGGTGGCGGATTGGCTTCGGAATAGATGCCGCCGTGTACGGTGCCGCCTGCGTCGTCGGCCTCCAATAACACCATGACCTGCTCGCCGATGGCAGGTAGCAGGGCGCGGCGCTGGACACCGAGGGTATGGGTCTGAGGGACGTGCAGCCACCAGGTCTGTACGTTGTCGCGTTCGGGCAGGCGCACGCGAACGCGGCAGGTGGCGTGATCGACGGCGCTGACAATACCGTACAGGGGCGCGCTCATGGAGAGTCTCCGGGTGTGGCGACGCGACAGGCGTCCACATCGGTGGTGAACCCGCTGCCGCGTTCAAGACTGTGACTGACGCGGGTCATCAGCCAGGTGCCTGCAAAGTGTCCGGCCGCCTCGCCGACAAGGGCGATGGTGGTGCCGCTTTTGAGCTGTGGTTGGCCCATGCAGCGCCAACTGGCGATGCAGCGCTGGCGCTGTGCGCGGGCCAGTCTGGCGGCCGCCTGGGCTTTGGCCTGGGCGGCGCTGGTCGCCCGTGGTGTGCCTTTGGCACTGTCGCCGCTGCTGGTGGCGCGGCGGACGCTGGACGGGACGGCGACGACTTTGCCGTCACGGATGGTCATTTCCACCAATTTTCCCGTTGCCGCATTTTGATGTTTGACGGCGGCCTCCTGGGGCAATTCGCGGAAGGATTCGCGCAGGCGCACGTTTTCCAGTTCGCTCAAGGCAAACTGCGCCACCGGCGCGGCGCGTTCCAGTTCGGCGATACGCTGTAACACCAGGGTGTTGTCCCAGATTTTGAAGGCGTGATCGTACTGGCTGGCAAGTTCGCGCAGAAATTCCAGATCGGCCTTGTTCTGGGTCAGGCGATCCAGGCGGATGGGATCGACCGTTCCGACAAACTTCAGGTGTTGCCGGGCGGCAATCTGGCGGGCAATGGCTTCTAGGGTCATGCGCTCGTAACCCTGATGTTGGGTGGTACGCAGGTGCGGCAAAATCCCGGCAGCGAGAGCGCGGATGTGCAGGGTTGCAGGCGGGGTGTTGAGTTCGATTTCGTCGATTTCAAACTGGCCCATCGGTACAGCCGTCTGCCCGTTCCAGCCGAGGAACACGCTCAGGGTATCGCCGTGCCCCGGATACCAGTCGCCGCGCCAGCGGCCTTGCACGTCTTCCAGTTCAATGTCGAGATCATCGCAGGTGTCGCATAAGTTGTCGGTCACACGCAGACGCAGCAGGGAGGCGCTGATATCGCGGCTCACATCACGGCCTTCATACAGGACGCGCAGGGAAACCTGCGGCAGGGTATTCAGCGCATCCACGGCGGCAAGCGCTCCTTGGGCAGGGTCTGTCCGGCCTCATGTGCCAGCACCGGGATATTGAGGCGGATGCCAGCGGGCAGGGCCGGGGTGATCGGCACATGTGGATTGGCGGCAATGAGCGGCGGGTAGCGGTGGGCATCGCCGTAATAGCGCCAGGCGATCATATCCCAGCGTTCGCCTGCGGTGGTGATGTGGATCAGGGTGTGCCGGGTCATGTCAAATCCTGCGGGTGGCAATGGCCCCGGCCAGGTGCGCCAGCGGCATGCGACCCTGTTCCAACAGGCTAACGACGTGTTCCAGCGACTGTCCGCCGGTGTTGAGCACGGCCAGGGCATCGTGCGCTGCGGTGGAGCCGCTGAACAGGGCGCGGACACTTTGTATATGTTGCAGGGCGCTTTGTCCCAACTGCGCAAGTTGTGAGGCACTGTCAAACTCACCCTGCAACGCCGTTGCCGTTTCTGACAGGCCGGACAGGGCGGGAATGGCACGGCCAGCGAGATTTCCCAGAGCGGGCAGTTGTTGCAGCAGGCTGGCGATATCCAGCGATCGCGCCGATTGCACCGCACGCACCCCGGCCTGCACCAGTTGTGCGGCAGATTTGGCGTGTTCCAGTGCCTGCATGGCACGGGTCTTGATGGGAGATTCCTCGCGCAGCAGGTCAGGTTGCGCATCCTGCACGTCCTGTACGGTATCGGCCAGTGCCGGTGTGGGCGGCGTGTATTCAAACGCGCCCGCCCACTGGCGCAGGCTGACATTCAATGTGGCCGAAAATGCCTCGCCATCGGCCCAGGTGCGGTGGTGTGTCTGGGTGAGTTCGGTGATGACAAACGCGCCCAGAAACGTACCATTGCCGAGCACAAAGGCCAGCGGCTGGTGCGCCTGCATGGCCTCGCGCAGGGCCTGTCCCCGTGCGGGCACATCGCCCAATGCCGGGTGCAGTTCAATGCCCAGTTGAATCTCATCCAGGGCATCGCCGACGGATTCCAGTAACGGCCTGCCCTGAATCAGCGCGTGCTCGGCAAATTCACTGGCCTGGGACAGTTCCATGCCTGCCAGGCCAGCGGCCAGTTCAAATTCAATCTCGCCCAGAATCGCCAGCATCAGAAGGTCAACCCGGCAAAGGCGGTGCGCTGGTCTTGATAAACCACCTCGCGCAGCATCCGCCGGAACTCATCCATGCCCACGCGCAGCCCGCGCTGCACCTGGCGTTCTACGTTGTCACCGGGCGCAGCGATGATGTGGATGGTGGGGGAAAACTGGATATGGCCTGCGGAGGCCGATGCACCCGTGGCCGGAGCGTTAAGATGCACCGGCGGTGCGCGCAAGTCGCGGCCTGCCGTGACCACGGCGGCAGAGAGTTCGGCGACGGCCTCGCCCGCCTGCGGGATGTACTGGCGGATGCCCAAGGCCGCGCCTTCGGACACAAATCCGCCCAGTTGCATAAACACCCGGCTGGGGGAGTGGATATCCAGTTCTGCGCCGAACCAGCCTGCGATGCTCTTACCCAATCCAAGAACAGCATCCTTGGCTGCGCCGAATGCACCGGTGATGCCGGACACCAGACCGTCGATCAGCATCGAGCCAAATTCACTGAAACTGTCTGGAAGCTCCACCCCGAACCAGTCCATGACGCCTGCAAAGGCGTTGTAAAACAGTCCCAGCGGGGACCAGTCCAGAATCAGTGCGGAGACACCTTCAATTCCGCCAGCAAAGGCTTCTGCAATCCGCTGCCAGATGCCGCTGAAAAACCCGGTAATGGCCTCCCAGTGGGTGACGATCATCCCCAGTGGCGTCCACGACAAGGCCACCTTGATACTGTCCCAGTGCTCCACGACCTTTCCTGCCACCCAGCCGATAATGCTGGCGACCAGCTGCAACGGGGCCAGCAGCACGCCCAGCACCTGACCGAGCACGGCCCCAAAGGTCTGTCCGGCAGAGGTCGCCCCCTGTAGCTGCTCGCTGGCGGCCTGAAACGGCGTGAACAATCCTTTCACCCACCCCCACACGCTGCCAATGGCCGCCGCCAACCCGTTCCAGAGCGGCATCAGTGGCGCAAGTGCGCTGCGAAAGGCATCCATCACCGGCATCATGGCCGTGGACAATCCCTGCCACACGCCGACCATGAAGGCCTTGATCGGCTCCCAGAACTTCCACACCAGCGCGGCGACCACCGCGACCGCTGCGCCAATGGCCAGCACCGGCCAACTCAACCCGGCCAGCACCGGCAGCAGCATCCGCGCCCCGTTCATCACACCGGACAAGGCCCCGTTGAAAACACCGAGGACCACCGCACCCAAGCGTGCCACCACGCCCACCGCCATCACGCGCAGGCGAAGCCCGGCAAACCCGCCTGCGATGAGAAGTAGCCCCTTGACCAACCCCGGATTGTCCTGCGCCCACTGCGCGAACCCTTGTATCACCGGCATCATGGTGTGCATGGTCGAGACCAATGCGCCGGCTAATGGCCCGGCCAGGGTGGTGCCGATATTGCCCAACTGGATGCGAAGTTGTTTGAGCTGCTCCTTGCCCGAGGTCATGCGCCGGGCAAAATCCTCGCTGATCAAATCCTGCCCGGCAGCGGCCAGGGTGTCCTGTTTTAAATCTTGGAGCATGTCGCGGTGCTGCATGGCCGCGATCATGAAGTTCTTGACGCCTTCATCAACAAACAGATCGCCCAGTGCGTAGCGGCTGGACAGGGCGGAAAACGCCGCATCCTGCGCCTCGCCTTTCTCCATCGCCAGAGCGGCGTTGAAATCCTTGAGCGCACCGCCACCCCGCGCCCCAACATACTTGGTAATGGTATCGAGCATCGCCTCCATCGGGGATTGCCCCTGGGCGGTCAGGTTCTGGATGGATTTTTCGAGGTTGATGCCCGCACTCTCAAAACGCTTGCCGGTTTCCGGCGAGAAAATGCGGTACATGAAAGCATCCAGATTGCGCGCGGCCTCTTCATCAGAATTGGCACCCAACCGGGCCACCTGCAACCCGGCCACCAAATCGGCCATCATCTCATCGGCACTCATGCCGATTTCATCGGGCAGGGATTTGAGGCGCAGGGAAAGACCGGGCAGCGCCGTCACCATGCCCTCCACCCCCATTTTCCCCTGTGTGCTGGCATGGCTGAGCATGTTCATGCTGCGCTGAAAACCCGCCGCATCCTGGCCGAGATTATCGCGCAGGGCGAGGCTGGCCCGGCTTAAATCGGCCAGACCCACACGGGTCGCGGTCGCCGATTGGGTCAGTACGGGCAGATAGTCGCCCAGAGTTTCCAGTTCGCGCACGCCACCGGCCACCAGTGCCTGTGCCGCAGTGCCGGTATCGGATTGTCCCTGGTTGCCGCTGCTTGAGGCGTTCTGGATCATCAGCGCCAGTTCGGCTTCGGCGCCCTGGCCCAGGTTCATGCCCATTGCCAGATCAATCGAGATATCCTGCAAGTCCAGGGCCTTGTTGAGGCCCATCGCCACCGGCACGGCCGCCAGGGCCATCGCCGCTGTGCGCAACCCGCCCAGGCTGGCGATGAGGCCGTCATAACTGCCCTTGAGCGAGGCCAGCGCCGCGCGGCCCTTGGCGGCAAAAACAACCTGGGCATCGCCTGCGGCCTTACTGGCGCGGGTCAATGTATCGGTGGAGGTTTTAAGCGATTGCACTTCGCGCCGGGTCTGGCCGAAGGCGGTCTTGAGCGCACTGCCACCGAGCACGCCCAGCTGCAGGCCGACCTTGATGTTCTTCTCTGCCATGATTCAGCCTTTCAATGCCCGCGTGCGCCGCGCGTTTTCTTCACTGGCGAGATCACACCAACGCCAGTAATCCTCCATCGTCAATTGCTCAATGTCCGAAGGCTGCATGCCCAAGACCAGCAGCAGCGCCGCATCCCAGCTTTCAAGCGTCTTTGCCTTCGCCCAGCATGGCCTGAAATCGCTCCCCCACCCGCCGGGCATCGGCAATGTGCAACTCGCCCAGATCCTCGACCGTCAGGCCGGTCATTTTGGCGAGCAGCAATTCTTCCATCCGCGATTCTTCCTTGCTGTGACGCTGCGCGGCACTCAAATCCTTGCGCTTCAATGGGTGAATCTGGACGGTTTTCAAGATCTCCCCGGTGGCAAGCTTGATCGGGTGCAACAGGGTCAGTTCGGGGAGCGGGATATCGGTTTGTGTATGTTCTTTCATCGGTTGAAACTCCTTTGCAACATCAGGCCATGCCCAGATTGCGGCGGTAGGCGGTTAATTGGTCTTTGCCGTCCACGCTGAAAATATTCGCGGTGTAATCAAACTTGAACACCTCGCGTCCGTCGATCTTCTGCTGCACGTAATGCGCCGAAAACGGGGTTTCAAACGTCACCACCTCGCGCGGTTTGAAACTGCCCAGCGGGTATTCCTTGAACAGCACCGTCATCAGGGTCACCAGCTGGATTTCCTGCATCCGCCCTTGCGCATTCCATTCATTGATGCTGCTGCGCAGTTGCAGTTGCACGGTTTTGAACGGCACCGCGCAGCGCACGGCGGCGTCGCGGTACAGGCTGTTCCAGATGATCTTGCCTTCCAGCTTGTCAAAGCCGGTCGGCAGTTCAATGGCCCCGACCATGCCCAACCCTTGAAAATCCGCCATCGTCGCCTTGACTGAACCCAGATCGACCTCTTCGCAATGGCCGATGTAATCATTGCCATCCAGATACACCGCTGCATTGGTGATCTGGTGTGCGCTCTTGCCTGCCATGTCAATTGCCTCCGCCCAGAGTGGCGAGATACTCGCCGGTGATTTCAGTTTCAAAAGTGCCGCGCTCCATCGGCGGCGGCGGGGTCAGCTTGTAGTTGAACAATAACTGCCCCAGTTCAATCTGCGTTTGCGGATTGCGTGCCGGGTCATACCAGCACTCACCACCAATCAAGGCACCATCACCGATCAGTTTGCGCAAAAACTGATTGACCGTTTCCACGATGGATTCAATCAGTGCATCACTGATCGGCCTGTCCACAAATTGCAGGGCCGAATAGCGGATGGACTCATCGACAATATCCTTGGTTCGGCGCACGTTTTCAAAATTCTTCATGTGCGTGACCGTCGGCCAGGCGGCGGTGCGGTTGCCCCATAACCGCAGGCCGGTGCCAAAACTGTTGAACACGGTGGTAATGCCGTTTTCATTAAGCAGATTGACTTCCGATTGCGGGTCATCGACACGGGCGGTGAGGCTGCGTTCCAGGCCGATCAAGCCGGTGAGTTCATTGTTGGACGAACTCCACCAATACCCGCGCTCATCATCCACTTTGGCTCGCAACCCGGCGGCACGGATGGATAGCGGTTGCAGTTTGGTGCTGTCAGTCGCGGGGTCATAGACCTTGACGTGGGGATAGCACAACCGCGCACGTTCGCTTGAAGTATTGAAATTGATCGTACCCGCAGGCCCGCGTCCGGCAATGACCTGCGCGGGTGTCAAACCAATCGGTGCATCGATATAGGCAATAGCCTGCAATTGCCCGGCCTGGGCAATCAGTTCGGCACTGACGGCGTTGTTCGTTGAAAAGCCCGGTGCGAGCAGAATTTTCGGGAAAAACCCGAACTGGTTGTAGCTGTCGGCCAGGAGTTTTAAACCCGAACGCTGGCCCAGCGTATTCACCGTGCCGATGATGTCGGCAGGGGTGACTTTGCTGGGGTCGGCGTAGTCATAACTGGCCTTCACGCTCGCCAGCGGCGCAATGGCACCCGATGCCAAGCGCGTGACGCGCCCGCGCACCAAATCCACTTCGTAATCGGTGCCTTTGACATACGTGGTATTGCCCGTGGACGCTTTCAGGGTCAGGCTTTGCAGGGCGGGGTTGGCCAGTTGCAGGCGGTCATTGACGCCGAATTGGGCGATTTCCTCACTGACCGTGCCTTTGTGCACGGCGGGGTCAAGGACATTGACCACCAGCACCGTGCCTGCGCCAAAGGCGTGGATGCCCTCCAGTGCTTCGGGAATACCAAAGCCCGGCACATCCGGGCCAAAGGCGGCGTCATCGCGTACTGACAGGCATAAGGACAGTGCATTGACCGGCCCGGTCGGGGCGGTGCCCACCAGCGCAATGACCGCGCTTTTGACCACGCGCACCGCACGCGGGCCGCGTTCGACTTCGATGGTTTCAATGCCGTGCAGATAATTGGCGGCCATTACACGTCCTCCTTCTTGTTGCGGCGGGGGTTGCCGTCCGGGGTGGCATCGGTTTGCTCAACTTCCACCGGACGCAGATACTGCAAGCCCAGCAGCACCTGGGTGTAGTCGTGGTCGGGCGGCAATTGCACCGGCTTCCCCGGATGCAGGCGCACGTCCAGCACCTTGCCGTTGTGAACCAGCGTCGCGCCCGAGACCGGGCCGCTGTAGTAATAGGTCTGCAAACTCATGAATCTTCCTCTTCAAAATCCGCCGCAATCAGCGGTAATTCCAGCGCATCAGGCAAAACCTCCACCTGCATGCTGCGGGTGTTGTAGTCCTGTTGGTAGTGCCATAACCCGCCATCGGACTGGCCGATAAACTGCTCGCTCACCGCCGCCAGCCCGTGCTGGCAGTGCGGCGGGATAAATCCCACCAGCGTCGCCCGCACCGCATCCAGCCACGGCACGATGCCCTGTGGGCCATTCAACTTGCGGTGCACCACGGTCAGGGTCAGCGTGACCTCGCGGGGCTGCATGATGCGTCCCAGCCCCGTCGAGGCCTCAAACCGGCTGCCCGCAAAGGCCAAGAGCACCGCACCGACCGAGTGATTGAGCCGGTAGCCCTGGGTCGTATCCGGGACATACTCGACCGCAAACCGGGTCCCGAACTGCCCGCGCAGGTGTACCAATACGGCATCCAGAATCTCTTGGGTGATGCTGCTCATCTCAATACCCCTTCAATCCTGCCGGGCCAAACTGTTGCGGGCGCGCCTGCACCAGAATGGGGCTTGGCGCAGGCGCAGGTTTCCCCGTCTGGTCGCCAATGGTGACCCGCCCGTCACGGATGGATTCCAGTAACTGGATGGAGTGCGTATACGCCTCCTTGACCACCTCCGGGATGCCACCCTCGGGCCTGCGCAGATACAGGGCATAACGCACCAGATTGAGCGTAATCCCCGGCACCACGCTGGGGACGCTGGCAAAGGGCAGGTCGTAGCGTCCATGCAGATACCCGTCAATCAATTCCTCCGCCGCATGGACCAACCCGGCAATCACGGTTTCATCCGGCGTATCGCCAGCCGGGTCATCACGGGTCAGTTCCAATAAGGTATTGGCCGGAATGACAGCATCAATCGCGGCGCGGGTCAGATAGCGCATGTCAGCCCGCCTTCAACTGCACCAGCGCTTCGGGAACCAGGCACAAGGCCAGCGGGTTTGACTGCACCTCGATATCCCACCCTTTCCCCAGACGGCGTTCTTCGGCCTTGGCATAAAACGGCAGGCCGGGCGTATTCACCGCCTCGTTGTAATTGGCCGGGGCGTTGAACATCCGGTACGCCGAAGGTGCCAGCGGAAACACCTGAGCCTTGTTTTTGGGAATAAACCGCTGCCCGCTGATTTCGGTGTCGTACTCGATAAAGGTAATTCCACCAAAGGTAAATCCCTCGCGTTGGTCACCACCCAATCTGTCTTGCGCCGCCTGCCAGCCTTCAAAGGCGGCCTTGACGCTCTCGTGTCCGGTCAGGGCATCAAAAAAGTCCGGCCCGCAAAACGCGGTAAAGCCATTCACCGCCAACCCGCCCAATTTGGACTCGGCATGCCGTTTGGCCGCCACACACGCCGCGCGGACATCGGTAGTGGCATTGCTGAAGGCAATCGTGCTGCTTTTTTGGGTCACGCCAAAAGCGTCATATAAATCCTCAATCTGGCTGCCATCGGCATCCAGCAACTGCCCGCGCAACGCGCCAATGCGCTGCCACTCACGGCTGGCCTCGACCGCGTTTTTCATTTCGGTCAGGTAGTCATTGATGATCTGCGCCTGCGCCGTGGTCGCATCGCCCTCACCGCCAAACGCCGAGACATTCTGAATCTGGCCGGGCAAGAGGGAACGGCTGAGTGGTAGGTGCAGGGTCTCAAACACCCGCCGTGTGCGCTTGCCGCCCGCATGCGGGCGCGGGTCGGTATCACGGGCGGTATTGGGGACCAGAGAGAGTCTCCCCTGATATTCATCAATTACCACGCTGGTGGTAGTGATGCCCTTTTCTTCAAACAATCCCAGCGCCGCCACCTTGCCCGGTACCGCAGGCAGTTTATTGATGGCAGCGGTGAGGCTGGTGACGGTAAATAAATCGTCCAGGTTCATTTCAAATCCTCAAGGTCAAATCTGCTCGCGGGCGACAATGCCCAGGGTGGCAAGCTCATCCAGCGCCGTGGCTTTTTGCGCATCGGTCGCGGCCTGCGGCCAGATGAGGGCATTGCGTGCCACCACCGCACCGCGCTCAATCACCACCTGCACCGGGGTTTCGACCGTGCTGTCCACGGCCTCGCCCAGTACCGCCACAGCCTTTTTGGCAGGCGCGGAACCGGCAAAATCAACCGGCTGGTATTTGCCGGACACTTTCGCCAGCACCGTACCGATGGCGTGCTGGCCGGGTGCCATCACGCCTGCGCCTTTTGTCCACGCCGGGTGGATCTGGGCCAACAGCACATCGCCCAGGGTTTTGGAAGGGGAAACACTCGTAGCCATTGCGGCAACTCCTTTACGAAAAAATCAAGCGCTCTGGCAGCGGGCCAGGGCATCGACCAACAAGGGATTGGATTCGGGGACTGCGCCACGGGCGCGGGTGGCCTGTTCGGCAAACGACACCCCGCGACTTCCGGCCAGCGCTTCAAACAAGTTGCGCAGGGCCTGGGCAGCGGGCGGCGTGCCCGATTCGGCAAACGCCGGGCCAGGGCTTGCGGTGGCATCCAGCGCCGCCACGACCGCATCCACATGCACCGGCGGCATGCCCCTGGCCACCAGTTTTTCGGCAAAGGCCACATTGGCCGTGTGCGCGGCCTGGCGGCTCACCGCCTGCTGCTGCACCTTCAGCCGTGCCAGTTCGGCCTTGAGCCGGGCATTGCGCTGCGCCAGTTCAAACTCCGGTGTGCCTTCGGCAAATTCCACCGCCGGGGTGTCCTCTTCGTCGTTGAGTGCATCCTTGACCGCCTCAATGGCAGCATCATGGCTGGCGGCTTCCCCGGCGGCATCCCGCGCTGAACGCTGCAACGAATCCAGTGCCCACACCGGCACGACCTTGTCCGCCGTCTCGGTGCCGTGCTGTTCAATCAACCACTCGCGCAGGTTGCGCCACAACTCCGATTCCACCTGCGCACCCTGCGCCAGATCGCTTTCTGAAAATTCCACAATGCCTTCCTCATTCTCGGCAAATGCCACCGAACGCAAGCCCTTGACCGCAGGCGGCTGCGCCCCCAAAAAACCAACGTGCTTCAGGTAATACACGCCCTTCACCGGATTGTTCGGGGCATCGGGCGCATAAAACGCCGCACTGATCTTCTTGCGTGCGCCACTGTTGACCATTTCGGCAAACGCCGGGTTGACCTGGTGGACGGCGGCCTGCAACCCATTGCGGTCGGCACTGATCGATTGCACCCAGCCATAGGCCGGGGCGTCAGTCTGTGGATGGCCGATCACCAGCGGCGCTTCATGCAACGCCGGGTCATAGGCCGCCACCGTGGCCGCCAGATCGGCTTCGGAAAAGGTAATGGCCTGACCATCCTCGGCGTGGTGCCGCCCTTTGCGAAAGAGGTGAAGTGATTTCATGCCGCACAGATTGCCCGGCGGCGGCGGGGAAATCTTTTAAAGCGGTTTAAGAAATGTTCCGGGGAGGCGGAAGGGTTCCCCAAATCGGGCGATATCACCCGATTTGGTCTTGCATGGCAACGTCTCCCCAAAGGGAGAAGGAACAGCGCCAGAAAGGCGTTTATAAACATTTATGAGGGCCATCCGCGCCTGCATCGGGAGCCAAGGGTCGGGGCAGCCTCAAATCGCCGTACAGGGCGTTTGGCGGCGACGGATTATTTGGACTTCACTGCCCGCTCAATCGCATCTCCAATCTGCTCGGCGACCATCTGCCGGTCCTCCCTGGATAATCCGATAAATGGTCGCGCCGGAATCGCCACCTTGTGCCCGCGCCCGGCCTTGCCACCAAAATGCTGGATGGCCGAATACTCCATCACATTGCCCACCGTCAGCACCTTGTCCGCGACCTCAGCATGATTCATGTGCTGCAACAACTGCGTGCGCCTGCCGCTGTCCCCCGCCTGTTTGCCACCGATCAGCGGCCAGTCAAAGCCCTTCTGCGCAATCGTGCTCTCGGCATTGCCTTGCCACGGCGTGCCTTCCGGGCCTTTCTTGTCGATAAACCGCTGTTCGGTGCTCTCGACCAGTTTGCGACCGATCAGTTTTAACGCAGGCGTCAGGCTTGCGCCGAGGGTTTCCAGTTCCGCAAACGCCTTTTGCAAAGCGGCATCGTCGAATTTGACTTTTATCATGTGAGTTGTCCTATACTGCGTCTGTGCCAGCGTCGGCCGACTGCCGACTCCTTCGCCACTGATTGAGTGCCAGAGCGTCCTTGAATGCCCGAGCACTCAGGCGTTGATGAGAGCCAGGGCGGGTGTCTCCCGCCTGCTGGCACATTTTCTTCCTACCGAATACGTACCGAACCATCCGGTGGGCTCGGATTCGTATCCCGGAATAGCGACAGAAAATAATTCTTTCGCCCATCGCGCGTCCTTTTGAGTACGGCACGGTAACGCACACCATCCAGCGTGATGTACACCAGCCGTTCGTCACCCTGCCGGTACACCTCGCGGCTTTCATCCAGCAGCCGTTGTATCTTGCGGTAATCAGCCAATCCGATTTCGGGATGCTTGGCCAGATGCTCGGCCAATGAGCTGTTGGAAATGACGACGACGGGCGACTTGGCCCCCAATGCCTGCATGTCATCCGGGCGCAACACCGCCACCGGAAACTCCCCAAACTGATTCCCCGGTCGTTTCCCGCTGGCCTTGACCTGTACCGCCGCCTGTTCGGCCCGGCGGAAAAACCGCAGAAACACATCGGCCTGCACCAGGGATTGCACATTGGCCCGCGCAATTGGTTCTGGCGTCACATCCAGGCGCTGGATGCGGTGTGCCAGTACCTGTGCCAGTTGCGTCGGCTGCGCAGCCCTGGCCTGTCCAGCTTTCCCGTGTTCGGGCGTCCACCGGCTCCACCCGTGTTGCACGCCTTCGGGCAGCACGTGGACCACGCCATCACGATCGACAAATTCGTGGGTTCTGAATGGCGGCGGGGTGTCCGGCCTGGCCTTGCCCATACGCTTCAGGTCGGCTTCGGTCACCGGCTCCCAAGTGCACTTGCAGTGGTAGCCCATCGGGGTTTGATGTGCCAGCACCCACGGGTCATCGCGGCGCAACACCATGCCATCCCACGCCTTGTGCTCATCACGCGCATTCATGATCGAACGGTGGCGGAAACGCACATAGGGACAAATGGCGGCAATGTCCGGGTCATCCAGCGCCTCGCGCCGTGCCGCTTCCATGCTCGCGCGCAGGTTGGTTTCATAAATCAAATCCGCGCGCCAGGCGCGGCCCTTGGCGCTGCCATCGCCGGTAAACCCGCTCCAGCCGGACTTGTGCGCAATGCGCTCAAACTCATCCCGGAACCACTGGCGGCTCTTGCCCTCGCTGGCGGCGCGGTTGACCGCTTCATGAAAGTCGCTGAGCAAATCCGCCTTCATTGCCCCTGCGACCACAAAGGCGACATCGTGCTGCGCGCCGGTGATGTCATCGTAGTGTCCGGTCGGGACATCGAGCTTGTCGCGCAGATACCGGCGTTGCGCGGCATTGGATGCTTTCAATGCGCCGGTTAGCCGCGTGCTCATGCGTGCTTCACCTTGCGTTCCACCGCTTGACGTCCGGCCTCCGCCGCCAGCTCCAGCGCCGTCCCCATCACCTCGACCAGATCGGCCTCATCCAGATGCCCATACGCCTCCAGCAGCCGCGTCTGCACCGCATCCAGATCGCCCGGTGTCGCATCCACCAGCGCCTTGACCTCACCCAGCCAGCCCTCCAACAAGGGCTCTGACTGCACCTTGAGTGTCCGCGTGGCCGCATCCAGCGCCACCAGATCGGACACATCCGGTGTGTCCGCCGGGGCAGGCAGGGCCTGCGGTTCGGCAAACGCCGGGCCGGACAGGTACGGTGATGCCGGTGCGGGCGCGGTGTCAATGTGCTCAATGGCAATGCCGTATTCCTCGGCATAGTATTCCGGTTTGAAGCGCAGCCCGGTGGCCGCCAGGATCTGGTCACGCTCGGCACGGGTCTTGTCGATGCTTTCCTGCTCCCACAGGGTGTACACCGGCGCGGCCACATCACCAAAATTGACCGTGACCACCCGCCGGATGATTCGGTTCAGCGCCGAAAGCACCACGCCGGTATCACCATCGCGGATGCTTGCCGCCACATCCGCCCCGGCGGTGGCGCTGGCAAAGTTGGTCTCCTTGTCGGTGGTCTGGTCCTGTCCGAGCAGGGCAATGTTGATGTCACTCTTGCAGGTGTCCAGAAACTCCCGGAACACCTGACCGCTGGCCCCCTTGCCTGCGGCCTCGATAATCGCGACGCTGTCATCCTCCTCCATCACCGCCGTGCCGTCCTGGGTGATTCTGGACAGCGCATCAAGCAAATGCTCGGCCTCGTTCTGCGGGGTGCCGCGCGGCACCTTGCCGATCACCCAGGGCGTGCCGTATTTTTCCACGAACTGCACCCAGAACTTCAACCCGCTCTTGAGGAAATTCCCCGGCCAGAAACACATCGCCAGATCCGGCTGCCCATACGGGTTGACCCACGTCGCATCATGCCGGGCGACGACAAAGCGCAACGGGTCGCACAGCTCCCCGTCCTGCCCGGCGTCTTTTGCCATAAAGCGCAACTGGCTGTCACTGTCAAAGCGGAACCATTCCGGCGGCTTGACCAGCACCTCTTCTGGCAGCCAGTAGCGCCCCACCGGCTTCCACATCAGTTCCACCGGCTGGTAGCCAAACAGCGGCGCATCGAGCAGGCCACGCAACAGGGCATCCAGATCAAGATCGGCCAGCCAATCCTCGATAAAGGCCAGCACCGCATCGCTGGCCTCTTCCTGTTCCAGCGCCCGCTGCAAGCCCAGGACCGCCGCCTTCCTGCGCCGCACGTTGCCGCCAATCCGCGCCATGCTGAGTAAGTCCCGGTAGGCGGTGATGTCCTTGCTCGCCGCCTTCAGGATCGGGTCAGGATTGGGCAGGTTTGCCATCCAGCCGCCCAGCCCCATGCGGGCGCGGGTGGCAATGTGAATGTCCTTCACCGCTTTCATGCGTACCCCTTCACCAGATCAAGCGCCGTCCGCCGCTGGCGGCTGACCACCAGCGGCACATCCCCGGCCACCGCCAGGACGGCATAATTCGCCAGCACCGCCGCGCCTGCAAAATCCCCATGCCGGTACAGTTCCGGCTCCTTCATGTCCGCCCGCCGCGCCTTGGCCACCATCGGGATGCCATCGACCAGTTCAATCGCGCGGATGTCCTGGGCCAGGTTGTCATCACGCGGGATGTGGATCTGCCCGTCCTCAAACAACTGCACCAATTTGGGCATCCATGCGCCATACCAGGCGCGGGATAATTTGATCTGGTGAATCCGGCTGCGCCCGAACAGGTCCGCCGTATCCTCGGCCAGGGTCTCGCCGTTGCCGCTGGCATCCAGCGCCGCACCGCCAAATTTTGGGAGCGCGCGGAGGATCGCGTTCAAGACCTGCTGCTGTTGCCGCGCAGGCACCCGCTGCATCTCGACCACAAACGGCACATCGCGCAGGCGGTCCTGGCGTACCGCCACCGGACAGATCACCGAAAAATCCCGGTGCCGGGCGTAATCCATGCCCAGATAATGGCGCTGGCCTGCATCCAGCCGTTCCAGCACGGGCATGAGGTGCAGCCGCATCCACTCCGCCACATAGCCTTCGCGCCGTGCCACCGGCTGCTGCACAAACTCATCGGAAAGCAATAACCGCAACACCGGCCTGTCGGCCTGCATCGCTTCTTCCACCCACACCCCCGGCACGCACACGCCCGCGCCATCACGCGGGATGGCATCCAGCTCCTCACGCATCTGCGCCACCCGCGGGCCATAGGCAGCGCGGATTTTGTGATACCACGCGGCCTTGCCTTCGGCGGTCGGGGCCGTCCCCTGCATCAGGCACACGCGCTCGTACAGGCCGTTTTCGACCGCATCATCAAAGGTGATCCGCATCACCCTGGCATCCTCGCCGTATCTCCCCTCGCGGATATCCGCCGCCATCTGGTTGAACGGGTTGCCCTTGCCGTTGTGCGTGCTCACAATCACAATCCGCCCGCCCCAGATCAGCAGCGCCGTGGCCGCATCCAGCACCTTGGCGACATCCTTGTGGAACGCCGCCTCGTCAATAATCACCTTGCCCTGCAAGCCACGGATCCCCGCCGGGTTGCTGGACAGGGCCACCACCTTGAAACCACTGGCATAGCGGATGCGCCAGGCGGTGATCTGGCGGGTATTGCCATTGCCATCCTGGTCATCAAACAAAAACTCCTCCACCTCCGACTGCGCGGCCATCATCACCCGGCTGAAACGGGCGCAATAACCGATAAATTCCAGACCCTTTTCCTTGGTATCGCCCATGTAGAACACGTCCATCCCGCCCGCACTTTTCTGGCTGGCGGCGGTAATGGTGGAATCCAGGGCTTCGGCAAAGGTGATCCCGGTGCGCCGCCCCTTCTCGCATAGCTTGATCTGCGCCTTGAGTGCCAGCCAGGCGGTTTGATGTCCCATCAAGACGCCATCGTCAAACAGGTCTGTCCCGGTGTTGACCGCCTGCACACTGGCAGGCAGCTCCTCCACCGGCACAATCCGCCGGGTGTCCGCCGCCTTATCCACGTTGCCCCCCGATAAACTCCTTCCACCACGCCGCCTGCGCCGCGCCCAGCCCGCCGGACTTCACCTCCGCATCCACCCGCGCCGCCTGCTCACGCAATAGCGCCTCACGCGCCTCTCTGGCAATCGCCTGGCGCTCGTTCAGATTGAGCTTGCGCACTTCCTGCACACTGCGCGCCGCCCGCGCCAGCGCCTGGATGTCCTTGATGTCGGTATTGCCCTCGCCCAGGGCGTTGTCCACCGCGTTGATCGCCAGTGTGGTCACTGCCTGGCTCAACAGTGCGCCGGATTTATCATCAAAATCATCCCCCAGTTCGGCCACCAGCATCTGCGCGGCAGTCTGGATGTTCTTCTGGCTTTTGGACACCTCGTCATAAAGCTTGTGGTACCGCCCCAGGCCCGCCCGGCTGGGCAGGGCGTTCAGGTGCTGCGGGAACCGCGAGCGGAGCTCGGCCAGCATTGCATCCAGCGTCAGGCGGTCTTCACGCAACAGGCGCTGGATATACGCCTTCACCTCCACCGGCAGGACGCTGACCTTCGATTTGCGCCCCATCTCACACCGCCTTCGGGCGCGCAGGCTTAATTCCCGGATGGCGCACAATCCCCTGCGCCACATCCAGACCCCGGTCCAGCAGCCGCACCAGCAGCACATCGGCGTTGATCGTCTCCACTTCCACCAGCGCACGCTCGGCCAGCCAATGCAGGTGCCGCACCACCTCACCGCGCGTGAGTACGTGTCCCCACGCCTTCAACGCCGAGTGCAAGGTGCTGGAATTGCCCATATATCCCGGCAAATCCGCCAACAACCGCAGCATGCACAGACGCTGGTCTTCGCGCACATACTGCGCGTAACCGCCAGTCTCTTGCGTGCTCACTTCACACCCCGCGTCCTGGCCTCATCCATCAGGTAATCCTCAATCCGCCGCACCGAGGCCCGCATCTCGTTCAAATGCTGGCCCATTCCGCGCACCGACACATCCAGCCGCTCCACCTTCAGCGCCATCTCATGCACCTCCGCCTGCCGGGGGAGCTGTTGCAACTCCGTTTCCACCTGGATAATCCGCGTGCGCAACTCCAGCAGCTCCTTGCCACTGGCCGATTGCCTGCCCACAAACCACGCATACACGCCAATGGCCGTCATCATCAGCCAGCGTACCGTCTCAAAGCCAAAATTGATCTCTTCAAAATTCATCGGGAGTGCTCGTGGGGGGAGGTGACATAGGCGCGGATAACGGACTGGCAGGCGGCAAGCTGGGCATCGGCCTCGCGTCCGGCGCGAACAACAGCCGCCGCAAGACGGTCTCGCTCTGCGGTGGCTGCATCACGCTCGGCGGTGGTGGCGGCAGCACCGGACACACGGGCGGTCTCGCAACGCTGCCATTCCCGGCGCAGGCGCACAGTGCCAGCGGCAAGCCCGGCCAAAAGGTCTGCCTCCACGGCAGCGGCCTGTTCTGTCTCTTGGGCATGGGTCTCTCCGATGGTCGCAAGATCTGCGGCCAATTGTTGTTCAAACGTGCGGGCGCGCTGCTCGGCGTCCAGCAGGGCGCGGGTGTGTTCGGCATCGCGCAGGGCGACCACGGCCTTCCAGCGCTGTTCCATGCGCTGGCTGCCCTGGCGGTGGCCTGCGCCAAACGCCAGCAGCAGCGCCGAGGCTGCGCCCAGAAGCCATAACAGCGCGCCACGGCTCATGGCCGCCCCTTGTCCAGCTGCGCCTGCGCCCCCGGCTGGTGCACCACCCGCGCAAACGCCGCCAGCACCGCCAGCGTGGTCGAAAGGGCTGCATAGGGCAGCGTCGCCAGCAGCGGCTGCCACAGCGGCAGCACCTGTTGCAGGGCCGTCACCAACGCCGCCGCCAGCGCAAACCGCACCGACCACAGGCGCGGCCACACCCGCACCGCATCGTCAAAACGGAAGGGCATCGTCGGCCTCCTGCATCAGATACGGGCGCGGTTCATCGCCATGCCTGGCCCCGCGTACAATCCCGGCCAGCGTCAACGCGGCGTCGTATTCCTCCGCCCGGTACCAGTCTTCCCCGGTTTCCGAGATGCCATTCTCGTACTGCACGATCGACCGCAGCAGCGTCAGCATGGTGGTGTAGTCATACACATCAATGCTGCGATCATCCGGCCCCACCCCCAGCGCGCTGGCAACATAGGCTGCATACGCATCGGTGTTGTTCTCGGCAGGCGGAGCCCAGCGGCTCACGAACTTGCGCACACTGTCGATCCGGCTGCCATCCGCCGCCCGGCGTTTGTCCTGGTAGGTAATCAAAATCCGCGCCATCGCGCGGAGGCCCCATTTGGGCGCTGAAAACACCACAAACCGGCGGTCGGTCTGCTCCGCCGCCATCCCCTGCCAGCGCGTCCCGTCACGCTCGATATTGCCCGGATTATGGTTGCGGATGCCGCGCGGCAACGCCAGCGCGCTCCGGTTCGATGTGCTCATGTGCAAGCCCCGTGAAAGTACAGGGCCCCATGCTCACAAATCGGGATGGAAAGGTCTTTTAATCTGGTTTAAAGAGTGAGGGATGGCGGGACAAGATTGTGGGAATAGATCAACGGTGACGCACATGTTGCCGACAGAATTGACCCGCCTTTTTCATATTGTCATCTTCCGAGCACCATGCCTCACCCATTTCGTATCCGAATCGCCAAAATGTGGCGTTCTTGACAAGACGTGCCATATCTGTTGCCAGCAAGTTTTGCCATTTCGCCACTTTGATGTCTTGCCAGTCATAGCTAAGAAGCATGGCGCGGGAAGCCCCTTCATTCCCCAACCTATCAACTGTTGCGACATGGATGTCAAATTCGATTTGCGCGTAATGGTTGGATGGAGCGGCCCTTTCCAGCCCTTGGAAAATGCTCTTGATGCTCATGAATAACATGAACAATTGATCTGCATCAGACAAATCAGATGTCGGTTGCAACTTCATCACCAATTGCTGGCCATTGTCCTTTTCTTCTACTGAAATGATGCTCCTGTCCAGCCTTCTGATCGCGTTATATCTCTTTTCAACATCACGGGCATGTTGCCTCGTGGGCGCAGGTACTTCACTGCTTGCGGCCACAGGTGTGGGCTCATCCTTTTTTTCAGAGACATGCTGATCTTCCGTCCCGGCAGGCGACAAAGACCCTGCTATCAACAGAAGCAAAGTACCCACAATGAAGCCGCGAAGAAATAACGACAACCGTTTGGGGATCTGACCTGTTTTGCGATTTTTGAATAGCCCTGGCTGTACCGCTCCAATGAAACCCATGCCCCACATTAGCAAGCCTAAAAGACCAAACAACACCACCATTTTTGAATCCCCCATTAAAAATTCACTATACACCAAGCACCTGGTGTGGCAGCTTTCAAGCTCAGTCTCTATCCTCACGCCCGCCGACGTGAACCCTGAGACGGGCGCGCACCCGATGCCGCTGCCAGCGCTTGGCTAGTTTTTCCGCTTGCGCCGCGCGACCGCCCGATAGGTCTTGTCCAGATCATCATCGGAAATGTCCGCCAAACTCTCGGCCTTGAAGTGCTTGCGCAAATAGGCGGTCAACCATGCCTCATCGCTGCGGGTATTGATCTTGATGTAGGCATAGCGCCGCTTGCGCCAGGTATCGTTGTCGGCCACCGGCGCTGAAGGCATCGACTGCAAGCGCCCCAGCCATTGGTGCAGGTAGTTCTCGGCCTTGTCGTAGTCATCCAAGGCAATCAGCCGGTACTTGGTCACCTTGCAGTGCGCATTCAGCCCCGCCCACACTCCCCGGTAGCCATTGGGCTTTTTCTTGACCTTGGCTTCCCACTCCACGATCAGCTTGACCAGGGCCGTCAATCTGGCCGCCTGCTCATCGGTGATGTGCGCCTCGCCAGGCTTGATCTCGGCCACCGTGCGTGTCACATGTTTGGGCGTGGAAATCACGTTGAGCGTGTTGCCGCTCACCGTGACCGATTCACCGCTGAGGTTGCCGCCGACCAGTTGCACTACATTGCTGCCGGTGATGTTAGCCGGGCGCAGTGCGCCAAGCGAACTGGCACGTTTCAGCTCCTGGATGGCCTTGGGGGTGGTCATCTCCTTGACCAGCCTGGCGCTCTCCCGGAACGGTCGCAAAGCACCGCTCACGCTTAGCTCCTTGATCCCCACCAAATGCGGTGACTTCGGCGGCGACACCTCGGCCAGATTGGTCGAACGCACCCCGGTCAGGATGTATTGCACATCCAGTCCCAGCGTCGCAGCTTTGGCGAGAAACTCAGCACTGATACCGCGTTGCCCCATCTCATAAAGGCGTACTCCCTCATGACTAACGCCAAGCTGTCGGGCAAAGCCTGACTGGCTGTAGCCCCGCTTGGAGCGTTCTTCAATCAAGCGAACTGCCATTTCTTCGCGCACACAAATACCTATTGACTAACAACAAATGTTGGTATATATTTGCATCACGTCGCATGAACTCCCATCATCCAAGCAACGTATACAGCCATGACAAACCAGCAAACCCTGCAAAAAATCGCTGCGTTCCGCGCCGATCTGGTAGGACGCGGCGACACCGTCGCCAGCTACTGCCGCCGCCACAACCTGGACATCGATGCCATGCACATGGTGCTGCAAGGCCGCACCAAAGGCACACGCGGTAACGCTCACAAGATTTACGTCGCCCTGGGACTCAAGCCCGACCCGACCAAGAGACAGGCTTGAGCCCCGGAACTTTTCACAACAACCAAAGAGGCATTGTGCCATGCAACCGCAAACAATAGAACTGTTCCCCGAAACCCTGCTTGTCACCCGCGAGGGCGAGCGGATTTATACCACGACCCGCAGCGTCGCTTTTTACTTCGGCAAGCGGCATGACAATGTGATGCGCACGCTCCAAAAAGTGATTGAAGAACTGGATGACCCGGAGTTCAGTGTCCTCAATTTTGAGGTCACTCAATACCCCGACAGGCGCGGAAAATTGCACCCAGAATACCGCCTGACCCATGACGGTTTTCTGTTCTTGACGATGGGTTTTACCGGCCGCAAGGCGATGCGCTGGCGGAAAGCCTTTGTGCAAGCCTTCCGGCAAAAAGAAGCCGAACTGGCGGCGATGAAATCCCTGTATCTGGCCGCACTGGATCAGATGCATCCCAACCTGCGCCCGACGGTGGAGGATTTCGAACGCGGCCTGCCGCGCAGCGCGACCGCTGCGCGTCTGGGCAAGTCAGCAGCCTCCGTGACCTACCACCGCCGCCGCGCCCGCCTGCTGGGCCTACTGCCTGCCCGGCAGAAGGTGGCGGCATGAGGTCCCGTCTGTATTCCAGGGCCCTGGACGTGCCGGGCCTGCCGAAGGGGTTTTGCACCACCTGTCGCCGGGTGGCGCATTACTTCCAGGAACCGCATGCACAGGTACAGCGGTGTATCCGGACGATCCTGAAAGACATGACCGATGACAAGGCGTATTGCCGCGCCCATTTTGGCCTGCGCCGTCACAAGGACGGGAAGGTGGAGCACCTGATGAGTGAAACCGGCTTTGCCTTTCTGGCCATGAATCTGACCGGCGCAAAGGCCCTGCAATGGCAGCTTGACATGGTGCAGACCTATTCCCGGATGCGTCAGGAAGTGGAACACCTCAAAAACAGCCCGGTGTCGGGAACAGGAACGAGGACGCTGCAATGACCGCCACTCCCTCGACCTCCGCGCTGCGCGCCCTGCGGGTGCTGAAAGCGCTCAAGGGGCATTCCCTGACCGGGCTGTCCAATGGCGAGATTGCCGCTGCGACCGGGGAATCGGCCCCGAATGTCACCCGTGCACTGGCGGCGCTGATCGCCGAAGGGCTGGCGACCCGGCTTGATAACGGGCGCTATGCGCATGACATGGCGCTGCTCCAGATCGCGCAGGCGCATTACCACCACATTGACACCATCACCCGCCGCGCTGCCGAGATGAACCAGCGCATGGGCACGGCGGTGTACTGATTTTTTCACCAGAGGAACGACACATGGCACGACAAAAACACACGCCGGTGGTGGTCGAGCAACCGGCGGTTTCAGACAAGGCCGCGCAGCAGATTGCGACGTTGCAAGAGGAGACGGTCAAGCAGTACGACCGGGCGCTGGCGCTGGCCGGGGAGCTGGGCTATCAGGGCGCGGTGACGGTGGATGCGCTGGAAGGGGAAATCCGTTTCTACCAGCGGCGCACGGTGGAGGCGATTCTGGAAACGGGCAAGCGGTTGCTGGTGTTGAAGGAATTGACGCCGCATGGGGAGTTTTATGGCCGCGTCGAAGCCTTGGGATTCTCTACTCGCACGGCGCAGCGCTTTATGCAGGCGGCGACCAAGACCACCAAATCCGCCACTGTGGCGCATTTGAGCAAGGAGATGAAGTCTGCAAAAGCCTTTCTCGAACTGGTCACCCACGATGACGATGCGGACTTGGAGGCATTGGCAAAACTGGACGCGATTGACCGCATGAGCGCGACGCAGGTGCGCCAGGCATTGCGAGAGGCCAAGGCCGAGCGTGAGGCGATGCAGCAGGTCCTGGACAAGAAGAACCAGAAGCTGGACACGATGCAGGCGGAGTTGGAGAAGGCCATCGGCAAGCGCCAGCGCGTGCCGCCGGATACGCTGCGGGTGGAATTGAGCCAGGCGGTATCCGGTGCGGCGCTGGGGGCGGAGCAGGCGGTGAAGGTGGCCCTGCACGATGCGATTGCCGCCCTGTTTGACCACCACCGCAGCCACGGCGGGGATGCAAAACCGCTGGCGGCAGGCTGCGTGATGCAGGTGCAGCAGGCACTGAACGATGTCCGCGATGCGTTTGAACTGCCGTCCCTTGTGGACTATGTCCCGGACTGGCTGGCCGGGGCGGACTTGCCTGCCTATGACCCCGATGCCCCGCTGGCGGAGGGCGATGTGCTGCTGGAAGACATTGCGATTGACCCGAGTGTGGTTGAAGGGGGTGTGGCATGAGCAGCACGCCGAACCCGAATGCGTCCGCGTTGACGCCCGAAGAACAGATCAAGGCCAATCCGGCGCTGGCGCTGGATGGGAAGAAACGGGACCGGCTGCGAGGCGACGAGATGATTGCCTGCTTGTTGCGCTGGATGCAGGACCCGGCAGCGGCGCGAGGCCGGTCGCATTACGTCCCACGCCATCACCCGTCCGGTCTGGGTGGGAAGGTGATTTATGTCCCGGCTAATTTTCCTCTTCCGGATTAGGCGGAATGAGGTGTGAGCCCACGTTGGCCCGTGCCTGTTGCAGCGTCTCGTACAGGACGGCAATCAGGTCACTCAATTTGGCATGGGCCTGGGATTTGAGGAGGTCGTCGCCGATGCGGATATCGCCATTGGCAATAAAGGCGGCGGCCAACTGGACGGCCTGGTCAAAGCGTTTTTCCGATTGCATGGTGTTTTTTTGAAGGACGGAACGGCCATGAACCATACCAGAACATCAACACATGCCAGCGAGACAAGAAGGTAATGCCATGCAGCACGGCGCAGTCAGTGAGCAAGAGTACGAGTGGGCAATCCGCTGGCGCGATGCGCCGTGGGGTGTCAAGGGCGCGGTGCTGACAGAGGCGGCGCGGGTGCTGCATGTGTCTCCGCAGACCCTGTATCGCAGGTTCAAGCAACTGGTCGCCATTCCCAAACCCCGCAAGCGCCGTGCCGATGCGGGCAAGACCGCGTTGACCTATGAAGAGGCGGAAGTGATTGCCACGGCGCTCAAAGAGCATCTGCGGATGAACGGAAGAAAAGACATGCTGAGTTTGGGAGGTGCGCTGGATGAGTTGCGGGCCAGTGGTCTCATCCGCGCCGAGCGGGTCGATATGGAAACAGGCGAGACCTTTCCGCTCAGCAACAGTACGGTATTCCGGGCGTTGCGCCGGTACAACCTGCATCCAAAACAACTGGCGCAGCCCGCGCCGGTGACACGGCTGCGCAGCCTGCACCCGAATCACGTCTGGCAGATCGATGCCAGCCGCTGCGTGCTGTATTACCTGCCCGTTGCCGAGGCGCGGGCCAAAGGGGAGTCCGGACTGCGCATTGAGAACGTCAAATCTGGCGGGCTGGAACCAATGGACGTGCAAGCGTTCAACAAGAACAAGCCCGGCAACCTGATGCGGGCGATGAAGGCGGCGCTGTGGCGGTATGTGGTGACCGATCACGCCAGTGGCTGGATTTATGTGCAATACGTCCTGGGTGGTGAAAGTGCGGTCAATGTGATTGATGCGTTTATCGGGGCGATGCGCCAGCGGCCACAGCAGGTCATGCATGGTGTGCCGCAGATTTTGATGCTGGATTTGGGTGGTGCCAATACCAGCGCCCCGTTCACCAATGTCTGTCATGCCCTGGGCGTGCGGTTGTTGTTCAACGCCAAGGGCAACCCGCGCGGAAAAGGCCAGGTTGAGAAGGCGCAGGACATTGTCGAGCGCCAGTTTGAAAGCCGCTTGAAAACCCTGCCACGGGATGAGGTTTCGACCTTAGCACAGATCAACACATTGGCGGCGGGGTGGGTGCGCACGTTCAATGCCACGGCGGTGCACAGTCGCCACGGCATGACCCGCGATGCGGCGTGGATGCGGATTCGGCCCGAGCAGTTGCAGGCCATGCCGGATGCCGATTTGCTGCGCAAGATGGCGGTCAGCCCGCCCGAGGAGCGCATGGTGACACGGGAACTGACGGTGCAGTTTGAGGGCAAGGAATGGAATGTGGACAAGGTGCCGGGGGTCACGGTGGGACAAAAGCTGTTTGTCTGCCGCAATGCGTTTGACCCCGGTAGCGTGCATGCGTTGGGAGATGGCGAAGATGGCATGCAGACGGTGTATGTCTTGCCGGAGCGTCTGTACAACGAATACGGCCAGCCACTGGATGCGCCGGTCATCGGGGAGAGTTACAAGCGTCAGGCCGATACGCCGATACAGACCCATCTGAAAGCCATTGAGCGCCGCGCGATGGATGCGGGCAGCGATGAAGAGGCGGCACAAAAGCGCAAGGAAGGGACGCGATTTATGGGCGGGCGCTTTGATCCCTTTGCGACAACAAAACAACTGCAAGCCCACCTGCCCACACCCTTGCCCCGGCGCGGACAGGCGCATGGACTGGATGCCTTGCAGCCGCAGCCGGTGGTAGAGCCGCCGCTGTCGCACTATCACGCCTCCAAGCGCTTGTCCAGGGCGTTTGCAAATCAGTGGTCACATGCGCATTACGCGCATTTACAGCGCTTATACCCCGCTGGCGTGCCGGAGTCCGAACTTGACACTGCGGCGGCGGCCATTGCCGCCGCCATGTCCCCGGTGCCCTTACACCCCCGCGCGGCCCCGCCGCGCTTGCAGGCTGTGGGGTAAGCCATGTTGCGGCTCAAAAAACTGCTGGCGGATTTGAAATTGCCACAAGCCCACCTGGCGGCGGCCTGCGGCATCAGCGCGGCCACGCTGGCGCAGCTTGTCAATCACCAGCGCTGGCCGAAAACCCCGGCTCCCGATGACCTGAAGGCCCGGATTGCCGCCGAACTGACCCGGCGCGGGGTGGCAGACCACGCCATTGCCCGCGCCTTCAACATTGCCCCTGTTTCATCCGACGAGGACACCACCATGCTGTTACGCAAACAAACCCTCACCCCTGCCGCACGCCAGCACTTCAAGCTGCTGCGCAATCCCTTTGATGAAGTCGCCACCGCTGCCGAAGTGTGGCAGAACGAGGCCATCCGCTTTACCCGCGCGGCGATGCTGGATGCGGCCAAACGCGGCGGGTTTATGGCAATCATCGGGGAATCGGGTTCGGGCAAATCCACCTTACGGCGGGATTTGATCGAACGCATCACCCAATCCGGCGAGCCGGTACGCATCATCCAGCCGTATTCGGTGCTGGGCATGGATGACCGCAGCGAACGCGGCAACGTGATGCGCGCGACCCACATTGCCGAGGCGATTCTGGCCGAGATTGCGCCACAGGTGCGGGTGCCATCCAGCAGTGAAACCCGTTTCCGGCGCATCCATCAGGAACTGCGCGCCTCGCACCAGTCCGGCAACCGGCATGTGCTGATGATCGAAGAAGCCCACGCCTTGCCGATTGCCACATTAAAACACCTGAAACGCTTCATGGAACTGGAAGTGGGCTTTACCCGCCTGCTGTCCATCCTGCTGATCGGGCAGCCGGAACTGGCCGAGAAATTGTCCGAACAAAACGCCGCCGTGCGCGAGGTAGTGCAGCGCTGTGAGGTCATCACATTGCCTGCACTCGGCGGGCAGCTGGCCGATTATCTGGCGTTCCGCTTCAAGGGTGCGGGCGTGCCGCTGCATGCGGTGCTGACCGATGACGCCATCCAGGCCATCCACACCCGCCTCGCCCCGCCGGTGCCACGCGGCCATACCGCGCACACCCTGCTGTACCCGCTGGCCGTACACAACCTGACCACCGCCGCCCTGAACCTGGCCGCCCAGCACGGCGCGCCGCAGGTCAGCGCCGACATCATCCATGACGTGTGAGGAGCATCATCATGACCCGTGTTGAACGTGAACTGGCCGAACAGTCGCAATGGAATGACACCCGCCGCTCCTCCTGGGCGGCGCGCCAGAACGCCGAGCGGCTGGCGGCCTATCAGGCCAAATTGCAGGTGTGGCGCGCCGAACATCCGGAAGAATATTGGACGCGCTTGCGCCAGGGGCTGGATGTGCGCGCCAAGTGGCGCCGCCTCTGGGAACGCCGCGAGCGTCAGGCGCGTTGTCAGGCACTGCTTCGCCGGGTCGGCACGGCATGAAAACCCGCTGCCCGTCCTGCGGTGCGGTGCTGTCACTGGATGCCCTGGTCGCCCATGACGGCGCACGCGAGGCGCTGATGACCGCGTTCAAGCTGTCCGGCCCCTTGGGCGCGGCGCTGGTGCGCTATCTGGCTCTGTTCCGGCCTGCCACGCGGGAACTGTCGATGGAGCGCGTCGGCAAGCTGCTGGGCGAGATTGTGGCGGACATTCAGGCCGGGCGGATCAGCCGCAATGGACAGGTGTTCGAGGCCCCGCAGGCGGCGTGGATTTGGGCCATCGAACAAGCGCTGATTGCGCGCGAACATGGACGCCTCAGCACACCGCTCAAAGGTCACGGCTGGCTGTATGAAGTCATCAGCAGCTATCGGCCTGTGGCCACGGCGTTGGTCAATGACGCGCCGGGGACAGGACTTGGGCAGCCCGGCAAGGCGGTGTCGAAAACGTTATCGGGGCTGGTCGCCCTGGAGGGCCTCAAACGTGACCGCTGAGTGGTTCGAGGATGTTGTTGTCGCCGGGCTGCAAAAGCTCTATGTGCTGCGCCTGCCCGGCACACCGCCCGAAGACGCCATCAAAGGCACCGGCGCAGCCTGGCTGGAAGCGCTCTGGAATAACGGCTACCACTGGGATGAAGCCCTCGACCGTCCACGCATGGAACGCACCTTCAGCACCCTCTTGCGCACCTGCGACCGCTGGCCCTCACCGCGGATGTATCTCGACCACCTCGGCGCACGCCCCCAGCGCCCGCAACTGCCACCACCGCGTCTGTCACCCGAGCAGCGCCAGCGCAACAAAGCACGACTACAGGAACTGCTCAACACCCTCAACGTTTCATCTGACACAGGAACACCCTCATGACCACGACATCGCATTCCATTCCCGCCGGTTACTGGCAAGATGCCCAGGGCCACCTCATCCCCGAAGCCAATGTCCGCGACATCGACAAGCTGCGCGACCAGACCGTGCGGATGCTGTTTGAACGTGCCTTCGCCGCCGCTGCCGCCCTGCGCACCTTCAAGCAACAGGCCATGCAGGATGTGACCACGTTCGTGCAGACCTCTCTGGAACAGTACGACGTGCGCGTGGGCGGCGACAAGGGCAATGTCACCCTGACCTCCTTCGATGGCCGTTTCAAGCTGGTGCGGCAGATGCAGGAATTTATCGTCTTTGGCGAACAGCTCAAAGCCGCCAAGGCCCTGATCGATGCCTGCGTAGTGCGCTGGTCGGAAGGGGCCAACGCCAACATCCGCGTGCTTATCAATGATGCCTTCCAGGTGGACAAACAGGGCCACATCAACACCTCAAGGGTGCTCGGCCTGCGCCGCCTCGCCATCGACGATACCGACTGGCAAACCGCCATGAAAGCCATCAGCGACAGCGTCCAGGTCGCCAACACCCGCCCCTACATCCGCTTCTACGTCCGCGATGACGCCACAGGCCGTTATGATGCCCTGGTGCTGGATATGGCCAATGTGTGATGCGAGGAGACGTGCCATGCCTGCCCCCGTTCCCGCCAGCCACCGCGCCCGTCTTGTGCGCCTCATCCACGTTGCCAAACGCGATCTCGCACTGGATGAGGACACCTACCGCAGCATGCTGCTGTCCACCACCGGGAAGGACACCAGCTCACACTTGAATGTCACCGAACTCGAACGCGTCCTGGCGCACCTCAAACGTCACGGCTTCAAGGTGCGCCATGCCACCGGCAAACCCAGAGCCGCCCGCAAACCGCCATCCCGCGCCCTCGCCGACAGCGCCCAGAGCAGCAAAATCCGCGCCCTGTGGCTGGAGCTGCACGCACAAGGAGCTGTGCGCGATCCATCCGAAAAAGCCCTGGCCGCCTACGTCAAACGCATTACCCGCATCGATGCCCTGCAATGGCTGGATGTGAAACAGGCCAGCCAACTGATCGAAACCCTCAAGCAGTGGAAGGAGCGGCTTGGGCTTGCTCAACAAGAAGGACACACGCCATGAACCCCAATGACCGCGCCGCCCTCATCGACAAGATCAAGAAGTGTCTCGCCCTGGCCACATCCAGCAACGAACACGAAGCCGCCATTGCCCTGCGCCAGGCCCGCAAACTGATGCAGGCCCACGGTATCAGCGACCTCGACATCGCACACGCCGACATTCAGGAACAACGCACCAAGGCCGGAGCCGCACAGAAACCGGCACGCTGGGAGTGTGGACTGGCCAGCCGCATCGCCCGCGCCTTCGATTGCCAGGTGATCTTTGAGGGGGCCTTCGTCAAGACAGGGCAATGGAACTTTATCGGTGCGACCCCATCCGGCGAAATCACCCGCTACGCCTTTGAAGTCCTGTTCCGGCAAATCAAACGCGCCCGCGCCCACTACATCAAAACCACCCTCAAACGTTGCACCACCACCCGCACCCGCCGCGCCGACCTGTTCTGCGAAGGCTGGGTCATGACCGCCACCGAACTGGTCGAAAACATGACCGGCAACGCCGCAACGCAAGCCCGCATCGCCGCGTATCTGGAACACAACAAAACACTCGAAACCTTCCAGGGCCGCAACCGCAACCAGGGCCGCCACCTCACCGAACGCGACCATCACGACCTGCTGGCCGGACGCGAAGCTGGGCAACACGCACAACTGCACCACGCCGTTGCCACCACCGCCCCGCGACCATTGGAGCATTTACGATGAACGATGATGCCTCTTCTTATATCAAAACACCCATCCCCGGCAGGAACAAATCCCCCGAACTCCTGTTTGACCTAGCCGAACACCTGACCGATCTCATGACCCGCAAAGGCGGTTTGCCTTCGGAAAAATCATCGGCCCTGGCCTGGGATGCCGCCCAACACATGGCCGCCCACTGGGGCGGACAAAACCTGTATTTCCCTATCGGCACCAGCATCATCCAGAGCAACCGCGCCCGCCACATCTGGCACGAATTCAACGGCCACAACCACGCCGAACTCGCCCGCAAACACAACATCTCCGTCCAGTGGGTCTATACCATCATCAAAAAAATGCAGGCCGAAGAACAGGCATTACGCCAACAAAGCCTGTTCAGCGACGCCAACCTTGCTGCTGCACAAGCCACCAAGACGCCATCAAACAATCGTTGAGAGAGTCGAATACGCGAAAATCATCCGTTTCACAGACTGTAACGCCATTGCAAAACACGTCTCGATATGTCCAGCTATCTCCCACAACATCCCGTATTTATCTCAAATCATCATGTGGGTTTATATCGGGGTAGATCACCAAGGCCCTGGCCGAGACGATGTCCAAGGTCAACCAGGTGCTGTACCGGCTGCCGGCCGGTGCCTATGACCCGGTGATTGAACTCTCGGCGGGCGATTCCACGGCGGTTGCCTATGTCGGTTTCAGCAAGGGCGATCTGACCCTGCCTGAACTCACCGATTACCTCTCGCGCGAGGTCGAGCCGCTGCTCGCCGGGATTGAGGGGGTGGCCAAGGTGCAGGTCGATGGCGGCCAGAAGCTCGCCATGCGCTTGTGGCTGGATACCGACAAACTGGCCGGGCGCGGCCTCACCGCCGCCGATGTTGCAGCTGCCGTGCGCCGCAATAATTACCAGGCGGCCCCCGGGCAGATTCGCGGCCAGTACGTGCTGGCCGATGTCCAGGTCAATTCCGATCTCACCAGCGTGGACGAATTTGCCGAGATGGTCATCCACAGCGATGGCAACAATCTCGTGCGCCTGCGCGATGTCGGCACGGTCGAACTGGGCGCGGCGGCCACCCAAACCAGCGCCAGCATGGATGGCGAACCGGCGGTGTATCTGTCGATCTTCTCCACCCCCAAGGGCAACCCGCTGGTGATTGTGGACGGCATCCGCCAACAGATGCCCGACATCGAAAAAACCCTGCCGCCGGGCGTCAAGATGGAGATGGTGTACGAGCGCGCGCGCTTTATCGATGCTTCCATCAATGCGGTGGTGCGGGCGCTGCTGGAAGCCATTGTCATTGTGGTGCTGGTGATCTACCTGTGCCTGGGTTCCTTGCGCACGGTGGTGATTCCGGTCACCACCATCCCGCTGGCGATGCTGGGCGCGGCGGCGCTGATGTTGCTGTTCGGCTTCAGCATCAATCTATTGACCTTATTGGCGGTGGTGCTGGCCATCGGGCTGGTGGTCGATGACGCCATTGTGGTGGTGGAAAACGTCCACCGCCATATCGAAGAAGGCAAAAGCCCGGTGGCGGCGGCGCTGGTCGGCGCGCGCGAAATCGCCCGCCCGGTGGTGACCATGATGCTGACGCTGGCCACCGTGTACGCGCCGATTGGCATCATGGACGGCCTCACCGGCGCGTTGTTCCGCGAATTTGCCTTGACCCTCGCCGGGGCGGTGGTGGTCTCGGGTATTGTCGCGCTGACCCTGTCGCCGGTCATGAGTTCCTTGCTGCTGCATTCGAGCAAGCAGGAAGGGCGGATGGAAAAACTGGCCGAATACGTCTTTAGCGGGCTGGCCCGGCGCTATGGCCGGGTGCTGGATTTCTCCTTGCACCACCGTTGGCTGTCGGGCGGTTTTGCGCTGCTCATCTGCGCGGTGTTGCCGTTCCTGTTCCTCTCCCCGCAGCGCGAACTGGCCCCGCCGGAAGACCAGGCCGAGGTGCTGGTCTCGATCAAGGCCCCGCAGCATGTGAGCCTGGACTACGCCGAGCGCTTCAACTTCAAACTGCACGAAGTCATGCAGCGCATTCCCGAAGGGGCCGGGACCTGGATCATCAACGGCATCAATGGCCCGTCCAGCAGCTTTGGCGGCCTGAACCTGACTGACTGGGACACCCGCAGCCGGGCAGAACCGGCCATTGTGTCCGAGTTGCAATACCAGTCTGCCGAGGTCGAAGGCATTGATGTGTTCGCCTTCCAGGTCGCCCCGCTCCCCGGCGGCAGCGGCGGCCTGCCGGTGCAACTGGTGCTGCGCAGCGCGCAGGATTATTCGGTGTTGTATACGGCGATGGAAGACTTGAAGCAACGCGCCTGGGCCAGTGGCCTGTTTGTCGTGGTGGACAGCGATCTTGAATATGACAACCCGGTGGTGCAGGTCAAGATTGACCGTTCCAAGGCGGCAAGCCTCGGCATCGCCTTGCAGGACATTGCCACCTCGCTGGACGTGCTGGTCGGGGAAAGTTATACCAACCGCTTCTCCCTGTTTGGGCGCTCGTATGATGTGATCGTACAAAGCCAGCGCGACCAGCGCCTGACGCCGCAAGCCCTGGCCCGCCAGTTCGTGCGCGCGGGGGATGGCAGCCTGGTGCCGCTATCCACCGTGATCGCGCTGGACATGGATGTCGCGCCCAATTACCTGAAGCAATTTGACCAGCAAAATTCCGCAACCTTGCAGGCCATCCCCGCCCCCGGCGTGTCGCTGGGGCAGGCGGTGGCCTTTCTCGAACAGGCAGTGGAAGAGCTCCCCCCGGGCTTCACCCACGACTGGCAATCCGAATCGCGCCAATACGTACAGGAAGGCAATGCCCTGTTTTACGCCTTCCTTGCCGCCCTGGTGGTGATTTATCTGGTGCTGGCCGCGCAGTATGAAAGCCTGGTGGATCCACTCATTATTCTTATCACCGTACCGCTGTCGATCTGCGGGGCCTTACTGCCCCTGGCGCTGGGCTGGGCGACGCTCAATATCTACACCCAGATTGGCCTGGTGACCTTGATTGGCCTTATCAGCAAGCACGGCATCTTGATGGTGGAATTTGCCAACACCTTGCAGGTGAGCGACAACCTGGACCGCCGCGACGCCATCATCCGTGCCGCCCGCATCCGCCTGCGCCCGATCCTCATGACCACTGGCGCGATGGCCTTTGGCGTATTGCCGCTGTTGTTTGCCAGCGGTGCCGGGGCCAACAGCCGCTTTGGCCTGGGCGCGGTCATCACCTGCGGCATGTTGGT